ATGCAACCAATGTAACGAATGCTCCAATCAATGTTAGAAACAGTGAGAACACATTCGTAAGAAATCAAGATAAAATCTCAGCATTCTAAAAAAACAAAAAACCCCACCGAAGTGGGGTCAAACTTTTATAAAACTAGTTTATTCTTGTCCAGCCAAATCCTTGAAATAATCCAAGTCATCATCTGCTACAGTCTTGCGGTCAATCCGCTCTAAGTCTTCTTCAGACAATTTGCGAGAGATGTCCGCAGACTCTGCCTTAGTTTTAGGTGCAACTGCACCACCATCAAAACCGAGGACCTTATCTAAACGAGCCTTTAGAACTTCATAAGACTTGAATTGTTTAGGCTCAAGAAATTCTTTGAGAGAATATTCTTGCTTCCACAATTCTTCTAGTTTAGAATCATCACCATCAAAAAGAGCAGACTTGTCCGCAAATTCTGATTTATCATAATTACGATAGCCCTCGACATTACGAATCTTCAATTTGAAGTTAGCACCTTCCCACATGTCAAATGGATTGACAGGTGTCTCATCAGCGAATTCTGGATTCATTGCCTCTGAGATTTTATCAAAGATTTTCTTACCAAACTTGTACAGTTTGATTTGACCTTCGTTAGAAGGATTTGCTGGATCCGAAATCACCAAGATATTAGCGATGTAAGTTAACTTGCGTTTTTGCTTACGAGCAATTTCTTTGTTGGCTTCGATGCCAGAGTTCCAAAGAGTAGAGTTATACTCAGAGACTGGATCTTTTTGGTTAAGAGTAGTCAAAGAGTTTTCAATGTACCAACCACCAGGACCTTGAAAGCCATGATTGAATACACGAACCCATGGCAGACCATCTTCACCATCAATAGAAGGTGCGGGTAGAAAACGAATAACGGCCATGCCATTACCTGCTTTATCTACTTCAGGTTGCCAGAAACGGGTGTCTTCTTTGGAGCCAGCCTCTACGGACTGGTTATTAACTGATTCAACAGCCTTTGTCAATTTGTCGAATTGACTGCTATTGCGTTTGAGGTTTGCAAATGAACTCATATGTATTTTCCTTTTGTATAACGGAGTATGTTTGTATGAACGACTTATCCACAGTATGCATTATATCTCATATATAGACAGATTGCAAGTGGCTTCTTAAAATATCCTGAAACTTTGCCTTATCATAATCAATGAATGGGGTATACTTAATTGCAGTCAAGCATACCTCAGGCCATCTAATTGTGTCATCGATTTTTCGACTCCACATTGGAAAGAAGCCTAGCATATCATTCAATATGCACAATGTTTCAAATTGAGTTTCCTTCCGTAATGTTCTTGTCAATAGAACAGGATATTCTCCATCTTCTACTTTCAAAATGTCATTAGGATTAGAGTACTCAATAAACAATTCACGACAGTCATTATCAAAGATATAACTGAGTGATTGATGGCTCATCAAAAACAATTTGTATATTGATTCGGCATCTTCTTCTAAAAGTTTGCCAACCCATATCTTATTGTCGATGATGAAATTTGAAACGAGAAATTTAACAAACTCTTCTCTACTATACTTCCGAGAAAGTTTGTAGAAATAGTATTTGTCTTTTCTCAATTCAAATGTCTGTACAGAAATGTTTGACTTTCCATTGTATTTGAAATAGTCATAACTCTTCTGTGTAAAATGTATCTTCAAAGAATTGTATAAAGCAAAGGCTTCATAACCAGTCATAATAATTATAATCCTAAATTGGTAACTTCGACACCGTAGGCATCATCCTCATTTCTTGGGCATCACTTTCAATTTTAGATTTGAGATTAGAGTTTACCAAAGATGCGGCAACTTCAATTTCAAGTCCAGTCTCTCTACAATATTCAACTATTGCATCAATGTGATTACACCTATGTCTCCGCATCATCTCTTCAATTGCTTTTGCAAACTTCATCATTTCATCACGAGTAGGCATAATTATTTTTTCGCCTGAGTTGTTGTTCCAATGATTGATGGAGTATTATGTGATTGCATTGAAGATGCAAATGCAATACAGATAATGTCTGTGCTAGATGCATATGAGCAACGAACCGATAATGGGTCAATACCTTTTGATATTGCACTGTCAACATTCGCCGCCATTAATTTTCTATCATTGGTATAGAAGTAAGTCATACCACCAATCAAGGCAAGCAAAATCAAAGTGGTTGAAATTTGTAATGAAATTTTATCGATAGGCATATTGGTTTTCCTTTAGTGTTGTGTAGTAAAAGATATGTCTACCAATCTGTGTGGTCTTGACCATATTCTTCCACTTAGGGTTTACATAATCTGCATGATAAAATAATGCACCTTCAGTTGGGTCATCAATCTTTTCATAATTTGCATAGACATATGTTGCTAAGTCTCGAATATCATTATATCTTAAATTGTATCCACTTGTCAATACTTTAGAGGTAGAAATAGAATTATTCTTCTCTTCACACCACCATGAGAATTGACAAGTCTTTCCCACTTTCTGTTTAACAACACCACAGATGTTGTCTTCAAAATGTCCTGAATTCATTCTGTTGATTGTAACAAATGCTACAGCAAGTTGACCTTCTCTTGGTTCATATGCCGATTCAAAATAAATGTTTTCTGCTAGGCAATTAACTTGCTCTTTTGCTTTAGCGGTCAAACTAAAATAGTTTGCTGTGAAAGGTATAGATGTTTGTGAATCAGTAAAAATAAAAACTGATAAAAGTATACCTAACGAAATAATAGTACTCAAAAAGATTGAGTGTTTTAACATTGGTTTTTCCTTTCATAGAAAAAAAGGGAGACCATTGCGGTCTCCCATAACCTTCTCTTTAAGAAGATTTCTTAGATACTTTTGGTTGTTCCGCAGGAATGTTAGACACAAAACCATTAAGCACTTGTGCTTTGGCTATGATATCTACTTCTGAGGGATATGGCGGAAAACCAGGATGGGCTGGTGGGTCTTCGCCTTTGCTTTTTGAGGTATCGCATTTTGTGGACCAATCATTACTGATTTGTTCACGCTTACCAAAATAATCATCTGATAACATGTCTCTTGCCATTTTTAATAATTCGAGACGGATTTCAAAAGGTGTCATTGACATAGATTTCTCCTTGTGTTGTGTAAAGTGTGTAGTGGATTATTTGAATGGGTCCCACCGAACCCATCATTTATTTATACAATTAGAAACTGTATTTGATGCCAGCAGTGATACGGCTACCGTTTTGTGCGGCAACAGAATCTTGTCCTGAAATGTATGTATAGTCAACTAGACCAGTAACATTTTTCACGATTGGCATACTGAAAGTAGCACCAGCAAGGGCGGCATAGCCATCAGAACCAGTTGCACTGTCAACATACACACCACCAAACTTTACACCAACTCCAACTGGTCCAATTTTTGTGATTTGGATTGTGTCGGTCAAACTGTAAAGGTCTGCGGTTGTGCTACGATTGAAGCCTAGTGTCAAGTCTTGTCCAAAAACTTTATCACCCAATGTTAGACCCCAAGCATTTTCTCTGGAACTCAAATTTGTTCCACCATTAACACCAACTTCAACCGCTTGTGCAGATGCGACTGCGACCATTAGTGATGCGATAATTGCAATTTTCTTAATCAAAATAAACTCCTTGTTGTAAAAAAAATGATAGCTTATTCTGTTACGAGGAAAGCTATCGAAACCCTAGGCCGTGTTTAGGCAGCCAATGCGAACTGTGAGTCGTTTGCGTTTACTTTTTTTGCTTGATTAACGGTCATCGCCTACCGTGCTGTCCACTCTGTTACTCTTTGCTCTGTCGAAACTGTGCAGGCCCAACATAAAGAAACTTTGGAATAGGATTATTAAATCCTTTAAATCCTGTAAAACGATATCCTAGATTAGGAATATCCCAAAGTAAAGGTGCCCAACACACTCTTTTTACTTTGTCATCTTTGTCTACTACAACAAAATACTGTTTTACTTTTAATTTCATCAAATTTCCTTATGGTGGAGGTGGGGGGATTCGCACCCCCGTCCAGAACACTTTTCTCTTTACTTCATACAGCAATATCTTGATGTTTCTTCACATAGTAAAGAAGGTCATCAATGTATTTATGTTTTGTTTCCTCGAATATCTGAGGCACTGTCTCATCATTCACTGCAATGGCTACCACGATTTGTTCGATTGGTAAACCAGTAATCTCTTCGAACATAATTGCATAAGCACTACATTGCATAAAATAATTTTTGATGTGGTCTTTGTCTTTCAACCTGCTTGATGTTTTGAAATCGATGACAGAAAGTTTTCCTTTCCATTCAGCAATACAATCTACACGACCAGCAACTTTCAATTTATGAGAATACAATGCTTGCTCTAAACAATAGATGTTACCAATATTCTTCATCAATTCAGGTTTCAATTGAAGAAACATCTCCTTCACATTTGGCATCATCATTTGTATTTTCATATCGCTCAATTCATTGAGCAAAAACTTTTCACAAACATCATGCACTGAAGTACCACGGCGAGATGCTTGGCTTGATATCTTATTCGCCTGCTCTTCGCCTACTCTCTTACGCCATTCCATGATTGCTTTTTTATTGTAAGCAGATAGAACAGTGGTGATAGATGAATACTTCTCACCATTCGGTGTTGTATATTTTCTTCCAGATTCAGTAGTTACAGCTTTTAAATCAAAATCTAATTCTGGAAGTTTCACATGGTTAAAAATCATGTAGCGCCAACTCTCTTTGTGATTTTATCAACATGCTTTTTAACAATTTGTTGAGTCTTCACATCCTTAATAGATTTCTTACCATAGCGGTGGCCATGAGGACTTGCTGGATGCGCCTCTGCAACCTTAGATAACACATCTTTGAAACCATCAGGTACCCGATTTTGTGTTGAAGTAGAAACACCAGAAACAATTGCTGGCGCTGTCATTACAGGATGAATATGTGGATTTGTTTTTAGATATTCTTCACGCTCTGAAATTTTCATAAACGATTCAAACTCTTCACCTGTCTCACTATTCACAAAATTATATGTTGGCAAAATTTGTCTCCGGATACCAAAGAGGAACTGGTCTCTTCTTCCACTTCGCAAGATGCGATTTGTTGTTTATATAGTAGTTGCGATAAGATATGATTGAGTCGCCAGCAATCTTCACTTCATCAGGCATTGCAGGAGTAGGTTGTGTAAAACCACTATTCCGAATATTATGAGGAATGTTTTTAAGTAGAACATTACAAAGACCATCTCTTTCAACTTTATGAGTTTTTTCATAACGGTAAGCATATTCACCACACAATGCAACCAGCATGTTTGCAAGCCAAAGATAATTCTCGGCCGACTGTCTTACCCAAACTGCTGAAGGATGGTTAATATGAGTTGCCCGATAAAGCAAAGAATCACGATTATCAGAGAGT